CAGATCTTGTTACTTTACTTGGAAATAAAAAAGAAGAGGATAAGTTTGTACCTAGTGAGGCTTTACAAGAGGCATTTAAAGATAGAAAAACTAAACCAAACCTATCTCAATTTTTAATTAACTTTGGATTAAACTTAGCATCAGCAACTCCAAGAGGTAATATTTTTGCAACTGCAGCAGAAGCTGCTAAAAAACCAGCCCAAGCATTATTCGCTGAACAAGCTGCAAACAAAGCTTTTGAAAGAGATCTTAAATTAGCTGGTGTTAAAATGGATATCAATCAAAGATTAAAAGAAGAAGAAGCGAAACTAGAGGATAAAAAATTCTATGCTTCAAAAGAAGTTTTAGATATTGATACAGGAAGAGTTGTGTTCAAACCTGAAAAAGATATACAAACTACATTATCAACTAAAAAACCAGATCGTTTAAGATTTATACCTGTACCTAGCCCAGATAAAATAGAAAAACCGATTGCTGTTTATGACACTGTAACAAAATCAGAAGCATTTGCTAGACCTTCTCAGTTGTTGACAGAAAAAAATGACGATGGTAGTTTTAGATTTCTACCTATAGGTAAAACAGATCAATTAGTAAAAGCTTACAGAATAGTTGATGGTAAAACAATACCAAAACCTATTTTTGTTACAAAAGCAGAAGTTATTAGAAATCCAAAATTATATGAACCTGTAGAAGGTAATATTGAAATGATGTTAAAAGTTGATGACTTTAAAATGGAAAAACAAATCAAACAAGATGTTACAAAACAAATGTTAGCGGCTAGAGATGTATCTGATATTATAAGAAGATTAGAAAAAGATATAATGGAGGGTGGTGCGTTTACAGGAAATGCAGCAGATACGGTTGGATTCTTAACTGGAGTAACAGGTTTTGTTGATCAATTTATTAATAAACAAAGAGATGAAGACGCAACTTTATATAATCAACAATACAGAGATGCTGCGGAAGCAATAGAGATACTTCAAAATGATGATACTATAAATGCAAGATTAACTAGATTTTTAAATGCGCCTGAAACCCAAGCAGCTAAAACTTCAATTGTAAATTTAGCTTATGCACTTGCAAAAGCTAGAGAGCCAGGTGGTAGATTTAGTGTAGCTGATATTGAATTAGCTTTGAGATCTATTGGTGAAAGTTCAAACAAAATGAGTTTCTTAGCTGGATTAAAAAGAACTGGTTTAGAAGCAACTGAAAGAGCTATTAAAGACTACGAAACAATATTTAATTTAACAAGAGAAGATCTACCTATCAAGTTTAAAGGATTAATAGACAACTATAATTACTTCGGTGGATTTGAAGTAGAAGGGGACGGAGATTTAAGTCCTGATAAAATTTTTTAGGAGTAATTTATGGGAATGTTAACCACACAAAACGTTGAAGAATATAAACAAAAGTATGCTGAAGAACTAAAAGCAAAGTCTATAGAACTTGGAACGGATATAACAGATGAGATGATCACTGAGGGTATCTATAAAAATTTATCAGGAAAAGCAGACGTGGATTATTATTCTTTTTACAAGACATTTAATCCTGATGGTAAATATGCAAACTTAGATACTTATAGAGTGGCTACTAATGACATGGAGTCAAACGATAATGATTTAATTAACAAAGCATATGAAGAATTAAGAGGCACGGGAAATGTTCGTTTCAAAGATTTTGTAAATGTTTTTGCACCTAAACCTTTTGATAGTGATGATGTAAAAATTTTTAATTTTGATGTGCCAAATATTTCAGACATGGAATACAACATTAAAGAAATAGCAGAAATGAGAGGTATAAATGCTGATACGGATGTTAACCTTACTGAAGTTGGTTTTGCACAAGCTTTAGCTAGGGATGATGTTAATAAAGCCATTGCTGCAAAAGAGGTTTTAAGTAATTACTTTGGAGAAGATATACCTATTCGTATGGGTGAGGAAACAGAGGAACTTGAGTTTTTAAATCCTAATACAGGAAAATATGAATTGTTAAATGCTTATGGGTTAGATTCAGGGGATTTAGCTAAATTTGGAACTTATGGTATTTTTGTAATTCCTGAAATACTTGCAACTTTAGGAGGCACTGCTTTAGCTGGTGCTCCTGGAGGTATAGGCGCTTCATATGTATCGTCTGTTTTATTGGAAACTGGAAGGCTTATAGCAGGTCATGAACTTTATGGAATAAATAAAACTGAAAAAGGTTTTCAAGATTATTTACAAAATGAAGGTAAAGATATTGCAGAAATAAATGCAGCGTTAACCGCAGTTGGTTTTACAGTGCCAAAATTGTATAGAATGTTTAAAGATATAAGAAGATTTGGCAAGATAAATGCATCAGAGTTTGGTGGCACAATAAAAAATGCTGAGGATGCTTTTGAATTAGCAAATAAAATAAATGACAGATTACTTGCGTTAGGAACTAAAAAGAAATTAAAATTTACGTTAGGGCAAGCAGGAGACGATGTAGAATTATTAGCTTTGCAAAATGCATATGAATCAAATCCTAAATATGGAGTAAACAAAATACTTGGTGATTTTAATAAAGAACAAGCAGATGCTTTAAATACTTACATGAACCTAATGGCTAAAGAGTATAATTTTCAAGGGCTATCGGGTAAAGATAATATTTTATCCGATGAAATAGGTGAAAAAATACAACAAAAAATTATTGAAAGATTAAACCCTAAACAAAAATTTTTAATAAAACAGTTAGAAAATGCAGAAACAGATTTAACAAATGCTATAATAAAATTTCCTGATGGTAGCTCAAAAGAAGCAGGCACCCAAATAAGAAATATCATAGATGGTTTGTATGATGATTTTGAACAGTCTTATACAGATAAGTATACCACTTTATTTAAAACTGGTGGGGGTAGAAAAATAAATACAGATATAATTAAAAAAGCAGTTTCTTCATTAGATAATAGACAAAAAAATACTTTATTTAAAAAATATCCAAATATTAAAACTTTTTTTGAAGCACCAAAAGGTGATACAATAAGTATTAACAAATTAAAAAACACTTTAAGTGATCTAAGAAGGTTTGATAGACAATTAACAAAGGGAAAAATACCTATAGAGGGAGAGCCAGTAGAGGGTGCAGTATCAAAATTAATAGGTTCAATTAAAGAACAATTTAAAAAGGATCTTGGAGAGGATGATATCTGGTATAGAGAATTTTTAAAATTAGATAAAGCTTATTCAAAAAATAAAAATCTTTACAAAGGTGTTATTGCTAAGTTAATGTCTACCAAAGATGGTAGATTAGTAATTGCAAACGAAGATGTTTTTAAACAAACATTTAAAAAAGGTGCTGGTCAAGAACAAAGAATAGATGATATTTATGAAATATTAAAAAAGAAACCTAGTGCAATAACAACATATAAAGAACAAATATTAGGCGCTTATAAACAAGCAGTAGACCCAAACACTACAGGAAAAATTAATTTAGTTGCTCATCAAAAGTTTTTAAATGATTATAAATATGCTTTAGAAAAGTTCTTTGGTGGTAAAGGTGGATTTAAACAAATAGAAAATATTGGAGAGCTTGCTAAAAAGGTTGAAGCAGCTACGTTAAAAAGAGATAAAGTTTTAAAACAATTAGGTAAATCCACAGAGGGTAAAATTGAATCTATGGACCCAGATAAGATATTTGCTTTTCTTTATAATAATAAATCTCCAACTACTTTGAATAAAGTTATGGCGATAATAAAAGAAGATAAAGATTTACTGAACGCTTTTCAAACTGTAGCAAAAGATGATCTTTTATTTAAAGTTACAGATAACAGGGGTAATTTTGTTTTTGATAAATTTGCAGATTACTTAAAAAATAATAAACAAATACTAATAAGAACGTTTGCAGATAACCCTAAGTTTATAAAAGATTTAGGAATGATGCGTGACGCTCTTGAAATTACCACAAGAAAATCTACACAAAAAACAATTAGTAAAGCTGAAACTGCATTGAACGATATTATTAGAGCAAGATTAGGACAATTTACGGTTGCTGGTAGAACATTTACTGCATTGAAAAAAATTGTAAGAGCGGATGTGGATAAACAATTAGCAGAAATAATAACAGATCCCAAAAGATTAGAAGATTTAGTTAAATTAAAGAATCTTAAAAAAGATTCTAAAGCTGCAAAACAAATTATAACTAGATTATTTGGTTACTATATATTTGATGAAAGATTCTTTGAAGATGATCAATTTACACCTGCTATGATTGACTTTGTAGACACCAATAAAATATCGCAAAATGTTGAAGAAGCAGAAAAGGTTATAAACTTAGCTCAAAACATAGAGTTGGATAATAGATTTAATCAAACCATAATGCCTCAAGGTAATGTTCCTGCACCACAAGCTGTTGATACAAGACTATTGGCTCAAGCACCAACGAACACGGGTATCATGCAAAATCTAAGTAGCACAGAGCAAGCTTTACTAGATCCACTTGAACAACAAATAGCGATGAGGACATAATGGCTAAAAAATCAGCATTACAAAAAATAGAGGATCATGAAAAGCTTTGCAGAATAATGCAAAAGCAAACGTTCGAACAAATAAAAGAAATGAAAGATCGTATAAAAAGAATTGAATATATGATTGTAGCTGGAATGGGATCACTTGTTTTAGCTTTACTTATGAACTTAATGAAATAATGAACTTATCACGTAACTTTACCCTTCAAGAACTTATCAAATCAGACACTGCAATCAGATTGGACATCAATAACAATCCAAACTCTGGTCAGATAGAAAAACTAAAAGCATTATGTGAGAACATACTGCAACCGGTACGTGACCATTTCGGTAGAGTAAAAGTAACGTCAGGGTTCCGTAGTGAGCAACTGTGCCTAAAGATAGGCAGCTCAGTCAACAGCCAACATGCAAAAGCAGAGGCGGCAGATTTTGAATGTATGGGAACAGACAATGCTGAATTAGCTGACTGGATTTATTCAAACCTAAATTTTGATCAATTGATATTAGAATTCTATACACCAGGTGAACCTAACAGTGGATGGATACATTGTAGCTATACTACTGACCAACCAAGAAAACAATTCTTGCACGCATACAAATCAGAGGGAAAAACTAAATACAAACCTGTGATTGGTAAAGCAAAAGATTTATTTTAATATATCCCATATACACCCCAATCATACCAAAAATAATCTATCGCATGATGAGAGTATACTCCGATAATACATCCTAAAAAACTTGGTAACTTTTTTTGTTTAAATAAAACAGATATAAAAAAACAACCAAACCCTATGATAGATACACCTAAAATACTATGAAAGAATTTATGACTTGGATATCCTGTTGTTAAAAAATAATAAACAACCTCAATATCTATTAATATGTTTACAATTGAAAACCACAACAAACTAAATTGTTTTGGAAACAAAAGTTTTATTGGTGTAGCTGCTGCTATATGAAACGGTGTAATCATATCCACTCCTTTAATTCTTCACCCATGACCTCAGATGCAATATTAATTTTTTCTCTTAGTGCTTTTACAATTTTTTCATCAACAGTGTTTTCTGCAATAATATCTATGTATGTCACATTTTTTTTCTGTCCAATACGGTGTGCACGATCTTCTGACTGTAATCGTTTTTCTAGGTCATATCCGTTAGAATAGTAAATTATGGTATTTGCAGCCGTCAAAGTTATCCCATAACCGCCCGTAGACGGCGTTCCGACCATAAACCGACACTTAGGGTCGGACTGAAATTTACGTATATTATCTTGCCTTTTATCTTGTGGTGTTAAACCATAATAATCCACAATAGATTCTTTTTTATATTTTTCTGTAACGTTTTTAGTTATTTGATTTACGTCTCTTTGGTAATTAGCCCAAATAATAACCTTACCATCTGTTTCCTCTAAAATATTCATCAACTCAGTAATTCTATTGTTTGGTATAAGTTGTGTGCTACCATCGTCAGATGTAAAATGGCCACAAGTTATTTGATGTAATCTCATTAATTGAGTCAACACAGTCATGGTTGTTGTAACTTTACCGTTAAGAATAGCCATAGCTTCTTTTTTCATTTGATCGTAGATTTTTCTTTGATCAATAGTAAGAGTAATGTGTCTTTTAATAAAGTTTTTAGGAGGTAAATCTAGACAATCTTCTTTTAAAACTCTGTATGAAAATCCTTTTACTTTATCTGAGAGCTCACTTAAATTTTGAAAAGCATCTACAACTTGTATAGATCTATCACGGAGATACATAGTTTTCATCTCTGCGTACCGGTTACGGAAAGCATAAAATGATGCGAAGTTCAATAACCATGGATCAAGGAACTCACATTGACTATATAAATCTAGTGGATTTTTTGTAATTGGAGAACCTGTCATTATTCTTCTATATTTAGCAGATCTACCTAAATTAATAATGTTTTTAGTTCTTTTAGCTGTGGGTGTTTTTATAGTTGTAGATTCATCTATAGCCATTAAAGTTTTATGAGAGTTTAAAAATTTAGTTGCAAACTTTACACCTTTGTCTGTAGATAATGCTTCAACATTCATAATTAAAATATGTAAATCATGGCCTGTTTCAAATAATCTTTCCAAATTTTCTTGATATTTTTTAGTCATGTTTGGTTGCCATAAAACAGATACAAACTCTATGTGATTTGGTAAGTGTGTTGGTAACTCTTGTTCATACCAAGTTTTTACAACACCTTTTGGTGCAACGATAATTGCACCATCAACTTTACCTTTATCATAGAGCATGGCTAAATTATCTATCAATACTTTTGTTTTACCTGTACCCATCTCCATAAAATAGGCATATGTTTCTTTATTCCATGATTTTTCCAAAGCAGTAATTTGATGAGCATAAGGCTTTGTTTTAAATTTGTAATTCATTTTTCTCCTGTATGGGTTGACATATATTTCAATATAAACTATATGTCAAGTCATGTCAGAAAGAATAGTGTATGTAATACAAGAGATAGCTGGGACTAAATTTGGTAATCCTAAAATAAATATTATGGGTGCATCTAAGTATGGTACATTTAAATTTTTACTACCAGAGGAATCGCAAATAATTTTTTCTCCTGGACCTTTAGTTTACAAATTAAAAAGTTTATTAAAAAATTTTAAATCTAATGACTATTTATTATTAACAGGAGATCCTGCAATAATAGGTGTTGCGTGTTCTATTGTATCTGATTTAACTAATGGAAAATATAATTTGCTCAAATGGGATAAACAAGAGAGGACTTATTATCCTATTGAAATTAATCTATACGAGAAAGGAGAATTAGATGGCAATTAAACAAAAAATAAAATTTAAAGATGAAATAAACTTTGAGGCAGACCAACAAGATGCAATGAAAAAAACTGAGGGTATTCAGTCTCTTGCAGATCAAGTAGAGAAGTTAGAGTCTTTACAAAAACAACTTGAAGATCAAGAAAATAATATAAAAGGTTTAAAGTCAGAAATACAAAAAGTTTCTGGTGACATCATACCAACTATGATGTCAGAGATGGGTCTTGCAGAATTAAAACTGCATGATGGTTCTCATTTAAAGGTTTCAACGTCGTATCGTGCTACCATAACGGAAGCAAACAAAGAAGCGGCGTTTAACTGGCTTCGTAACAATGGACTAGGTGATATAATTAAGAACGAGATCTCAGTATCATTTGGTCGTAACGAAGATAACAAGGCAGCAGATTATGCTGAACTTGCGAAGGGTCAAGGGTTCCAACCGACACAAAAGATGAAGGTTGAACCCATGACTCTGAAAGCGTTAGTCCGTGAACGTATTGAGGCAGGCAAAGACATGCCAACGGAAATCTTCGGAATATTTTCGGAGAATAAAACAACAATAAAAAGGAACAAGTAACATGAACCAAGTAGCAACAAAAAAAGAAGGAGCGTTAGCAGTTAACACGTTTGAAGCTGACGCAAATCAAGGTGCTCAAAATATATCGCAAGAAGATCTTGCGTTACCTTTCTTAAAGATTTTGGGACAACTATCTCCAGAGGTTAACAAAAGAGATGGTAAATATGTCGAGGGCGCTGAACCCGGCAAAATCATAAACACGGTTACTAATCAACTCTTCGATGAGGTCAACGTTGTACCATGTCATTACAAAAGACAGTATATCGAATGGCAAGATCGAGGACAAAGCACTGGTGCTCCTGTAGCAATACATGAAGCAGACAGTGATATAATTAGTCAAACCACTAGGGACAAATCGTACAAAGATAGATTACCAAATGGTAACTATCTTGATAACACTGCGAATCACTTTGTGTTGCAGCTAAGTGATACCCCACAAACTGCTTTGATATCTATGAAGTCTACTCAACTTAAAGTTAGTAGAAAATGGAATTCAATGATGATGGGTTTAAAAATGCAGGGTAAAAATGGTTTGTTCACTCCGCCTACTTATAGTCACATTTATAAACTAAAGACTGTTCAGATGTCTAATGACAAAGGAACATGGTTTGGTTGGGATGTAGAAAAAGTTGGTCCTGTCACAGACAAAGGTATCTACGACATGGCTAAGAGTTTCGCTATTAGTGTAGGTAAGGGTGAGATTGAGGCTAAACATAGCTCGGATGAACCAATAAAACAAGGTTCTTCAAACTACTAGAATCCTAGGTAGTGGGCGGTTAAGCTAGCGTGGATCCGCCCACTTAAAAAAGCTATGGAAAATATTAGAAAGTTTACAGAAATATTTGAAGGATTAGATCGTGCTCATGGTGTCACTAAAGTTACAGAATCAATTAGTAACGGCACAAAAATAAAAGGTAAATCATTTGTCAAACGAGAACCTGTTACAGATGAGTTGTGGCAAAAACATTTAGAGGGTGTAGACAGTTTAGGTGTAATACCAATCAATGATGAAAACAAATGTAAATGGGGTTGCATAGATATAGATTCTTATGCTGGATTTGATCACAAACAGTTAATAAACAAAATTCAAAATTTAAATTTACCACTAATAGTATTTAGATCTAAGTCAGGTGGTGCACATGTATTTTTATTTACATCTGATTATGTATCTGCTGCACTGATGCAAGATAAGTTAAATGAAATTAGGTCTGTATTAGGTTATGGTGGATCAGAAGTTTTTCCAAAACAACGTGAATTAAAATCTAAAGATGATACAGGAAATTTTTTAAATTTACCATACTTTAATGGTGATAGAACAACAAGATATGCTTTTGATAAAGATGGAAATGCTGTTACACTAGATGGTTTTTTTAATTTGTATGAAGATATAAAAGTCATAGATATTGAAACAATAAAAGTAAAAAGACCAAAATCAGAATATAGTGATGGACCACCATGTATTGAGTTGATGATGCAAAACAGAGTTGGTGAGGGTGGTAGGAATAATGCTCTATTTCATTATGGTGTATATGCTAAGTCTAAATGGCCACAAAATTGGAAATCAAAAATAGTTATATTTAATGAAAGTGCGATGGAACAACCATTGTCTGATACAGAAGTAAATATAATTACTAAACAACATGACAAAAAAGATTGGGGTTATAAATGTAATGACCAACCAATGTGTAGTCTGTGTGATAAAAAATTATGTAAGACAAGAAAGTTTGGTATTGGACAAGAAGCTGTGTTTCCTAACTTAACAGACTTACAAGTCGTTAATCTAGAAGAACCATATTATTACATGAATGTGGATGGAGATAGATTATATTTAGACTCTGCAAAACATTTGACCAATCAAGCTTTGTTTCAAGAAGAATGTGTCAAGCAACTTAGATTTAACCCACCTACATTAAAAACAAACGAATGGAAACAAAAGACTAATATTTTATTAGAAGGCGCAGAGATAACGGAGCCAGCTGAGGGAACAGGAACCAAGGACATATTAAAAAATTATTTAGAAGACTACTGTTTAAATAGAGTTAAAAAAGATGACTTTGAGGATCTTAAAAACGGTGGAACATATACAAAGGATGAATACCATTATTTTGTATTCGACAATTTTTTTCATCAATATCTATCTCGTAGACATTGGAAAGTGCAGTATCAAAGAACATCACAGATGTTAAAAGATCACTTACACTGTTTTACAAAGAGAGTTGGTAAAACTAAACTTTCAGTTTTTGTAGTAGCTAGGTTTGATAAAAAAACACAAACATATAAACAAAAAACTTTTAGCAAGGATAATTACTAATGAGAAAGATAATTTACGGGCCACCGGGTACAGGCAAGACTTACTATTTAATGAATGAACTAGAGAAAGTATTACAAAAAGTTGAACCAAGTAAGATAGGTTACTTTACATTTTCGAGAAACGCTGCACAAGAAGGTAAGAGTAGAGCCATAGATAAGTTTAATTTAACAGAAAAAGATTTACCATATTTTAGAACTCTTCACTCATTTTGTTTTAATATACTAGGTCTGAAGAAAGAAAATGTAATGCAAGAAAAAGATTATAAGGACTTAGGTAGAGATCTACAGATAGAGTTTGAAGGTATTCGATATGATCATGACCACGAAGGCGTATTGCATTCTAAGGATCCTTACATTTCTTTAATTAGTTTAGCTAGAAATAAAAGAATGTCTCCAATAGATTTGTATAATCAAAACGGTAATAGCTATAACCTTACATACGATAAGTTAGATATAATTAATAAAGAATTATATCGTTACAAGAAACAAAAAGGGTTAATTGACTACATTGATATGTTAGAAAAGTTTTTAGATAAAGGTGAAAGCCCTAAGTTTGAAGTCATATTTGTGGATGAGGCACAAGATTTAAGTTTAATACAATGGGACATCGTTAAAAAATTAGAAAAAAATTCTAAACGATCTATTATCGCAGGCGATGATGACCAAGCTATTTACAAATGGAATGGTGCAGACGCAGATAGTTTTATTAACCTTGAAGGAGAAAAAGTTATTCTTCAACAATCTTATAGAGTTCCTCAAAAAATATTTAATGTTGCTAACAATATTATTAAAAAAGTTAAGAACAGAGTAGAAAAGAATTGGGTTCCAAAAGAAGACTTAGGAGAAGTTAAATATCATTGGGAAATAGATAAGGTAGACTTATCAGAAGGAGAATGGTTGATATTGGCTAGAACAAATTTATTTCTAGAAAAAATAGCTTACTATCTAGATCAAAATGACTTTTATTTTCAACGTAGAAATTCAACTCCAAGAGTTAAAAATATTTATTCTTTAATAGAAAATTGGAATAAATTAAGAGAAGGCATCCCTCTACATTATAATGATTATAAAAAGATAACTAATAAAATGTCTAAAAATGTAGACTTAAAAAGTATGAAACACATGTCTAAAGAAGATTTTTATGACATGGATACCTTAAAAGAAAAATATGGTTTAAAAACTGATGAAGAGTGGTATATTGCTTTTGATGATTTAGGAGATCATGAAATAAGTAAGATACAGAAATTAATAAAGAATGGAGAGGATTTATCTAAAGACCCTAGAATTAAAATATCAACTATTCATGGGGTAAAAGGTAATGAAAGAGATAACGTAGTTTTGATAACTGATCTAAGTAATGCAGCATACTATAAGTATTTAGATAATCCTGATGATGAACATAGATTATTTTATGTAGGTGTTACTAGAGCTAAGAAAGAGTTAAATATAATTTATGCAAAAACAGAAAGGGGTTATGACATCTAAAGATATATTTGAAGAAGCTTTTCCACAAGATAAACAAATTGGGGGATCTCATTATAAATCTTTTCACATACAGCCGTATGAATTTATTTCAAAGAATGATCTTTCGTTCTTTCAAGGCAACGTTGTGAAATATGTTTGCCGTTATAAAAATAAAAACGGTATACAAGACTTAGAAAAGATAATACATTATTGTCAATTAGAAATAAAAAAATTGAAAGATGGAAAGAAAACTAAAAGTTCTTGATTTATTTTCAGGTATCGGAGGATTCGCTTTAGGTTTAGACTCAACAGGTTTTTTTGAGACAGTGAAATTTGTTGAGAAAGATAAATACTGTCAGAAGGTTTTAAGAAAAAACTTTCCTAACATACCAATAGAGGAGGATATAAAAAATGTCGAAGGAAAAGAATACTCAGCAGATGTCGTTGTGGGAGGGTTCCCATGTCAACCCTTCAGCGTCGCAGGAAAACAAAAAGGTACAGACGA